AGATTCATATCCTCTTGTTTGATAGTTAGGTCCAGTCTCTAAACATTCTCTAATCTTCTCTGCATTAAACATAGGCTTCTTAGCTAGTTCTGCAAATTGCTCTCTATTAAAGGAATGTCTTTGAATAACATACTCAGCATCATTCATATTAGTTGCATTAGGATCTGGGTAGAAATCCCAACATGATACTGCTTCAATTCCTGGTACATCTTTTTGAACTTCCATCATTGCTGATGCACCTGTTTCTTTATCTCTTGAAAATTTATATTGACTCTTTACATTTGTAAAGGGACCTTTTAAAATTCCTGTTCCTAATAAAGCCATTTCAAAAAATACATGTCTCATAACTGAGATTGCTTCACTATCTTCTAATTGATCGTGAATTACTTTTTGCATCTTACCTGCTGCCATTGCAGCTGGCTCTATTTGTGGTTGAGTTTTTAAATCAGGAGCATCTCCTTCTTCAAAACCTAAATTCGTATATTCTTGTGCTAGATCTTTCATTAAAGATTCTGCTGTAGCACCTTTTGGTATTCCACCACCATCACCTGGAAACCCATATGGGCTTTCTGGTTTAGCTTCTTTTGATTGTGGGTCTTGTGGTTGACCTGGTTTTAAATGAGCATACTCTGAAGTACCTTCAGGCATCACTGTAGGTGTTACTCCAATTGGAAATTTACCAGCTGAAAATAATACTTCAATGATCTGTCCAAATGCTGCAAGTACTTTAGTCTTTGTTACTTTAACAAATACTTTAGATTTCTCACTATCACGAAAAACCTGTTCAGGACCATATAGTCCTCTGTAGTTTCTGTAAGCTTGTAACCATCTCTTCTCATCTTGAAGTCTAGATGTTTCTGCCTCTTGAAACTTTTGTCTTACGTACCCAACGAATGGATCGTAATTGTCCTTTTCGTTATTATCCATCTAGTCCTTTTTAAATTTGCCTGTTGTTTCTAATGTAGATGTAGCTTTATCTTTAAGTGCTTTTTTTAATTTAGTTAATTCTTTTTGTGTTAAAGAATCATTACCACTTATCATCTTAGCATTATCTAAATCAACTCCAGAATAATTTTTCATTTTAGTTGCATCAATATCCTTTTGGGATATATCCGCTAATCTTACTTTTTCAACTACGTCTTTTTTGATAGTGGCATACTTAGGATGCTCATTAGCAATCTCTCTGCCCGTTCTATCAATAAGTGCCACGACTAGTAATCTCTTTGTTCTGCTGCTTTAAAAATAGATGCGTCAACCTTATCTTTCTTACCTGGTTTATCATTGCTGTCTCCAGCAGTTGCACCTTGAGTAATTTTAGAGTTAACATCGATTGCTAATTTTTCATTCTTAGCTTTACCTGCATCTGCTCCAAGATCACCTTGTTTATATCTTTTTCCTATGTCCATATTATTCTCCTTAATATTTTTTTATATTAGTATATCCGTAAAATTTAGGATTCTTAAGTTTTTTAGTAATACCTAAAGATCCTTTAGTTTGTTTCACAGCTGTTGAGACAAATTCTTTTGCTTTTTCTTTTAAAGATTTACCTTTATAATCGCCTTGAAACTTTGTTCCTAATTTATAATCAGTCATTAATAATCTCTCTCATCTGCCATTGTAAACAGAGAAGATTGTACTTGGCTTTTGGGTTTCTTAATTTCATGATATCCAAAATTTCCATCTTGAGTTTCAGCAGCATAATCTTCTCTCTTAACACCCACTTTAAGAGTACCAGGAGATTGATTAGGTTGCTTACCTTCAGGAGTTGTACTTAGATCACCTTGCTTAACTTTAGCTTTGGGGTCAAATTTCATTTCCATAATATTTCCTATATTTTTATTTTTTTTATTTCTAAAACGTTTTGTGTTGGGATAGTAGTATAACCACCACCTGTTTTTATTTTACCATTATCTTCAAATATAAAATCTGCCATAACAACAGTTGTTTTATCATTCTGTTCTACAATCCATCCAAAGCTACAGCATACAGCTGTCTTTGACTTTTTTATATCAGGTATGTCAGACCATTCACAAGATCCAACAATATCCTCCCAATAGACCATTACTAGTTTATAAGGAAAATTCTTTTTATCTATAACAGGTAGCTTCTTTTTTTTCATTCATCCCTTTAGTTAATATCCAAATATTTTATCTGAGGGGATAAAGTTTGTAATCCTATTACTTTTATTATATAATTTATTAGCGTAGCTAGTATGCATCGGTCTACTCATACACCCATATCTTAATGCATCATATGCGTGATCTTCTACGTGTGTATTAATATCTTCAGGGTTACTATCATCTAATGGTAGTGTAGGAAATGTTCTTAATAAATTTCTACAATTAGAAAATATACGAATACCTGGTTCTTTAGCTTTCTCGTCTACTATCTTTAATCTTTTGTGAATCTCTAGCTTACCACTTATTCTACTTCTGGGTGTTCTATCGGATGGTCTCCAACGACATCCAGCCTGAATCATAGTTTCTGCTATACTCGGACCCACATCACCTCTTCTTGCCCATGTACTAGCGTCTAAGACCCCGTAGCGTATATATTCTCCACTCTCTAAGGTTAAGACTTTCTTCGCAAAAATATCTGCTGTAATCTTTTGAGTATATAATTCTCTATAAACCCATAAATTATTATCATAATCAATAGCAAACCATAAACAACAAGCAGGAGAACTGTAACCCCAGTCAGCAGCACGAAATCTCTGCCAGCCTTTAGGTATTTCAAAAGGTTCAACAACATGTAAGTCTCTATCAAATTCAGAGAATGCTGCATTTGAGAATGCATCCCAATCTCCATTTAAAAATTGTTTTCTTTGTACCTCTGGTAGTGATGACAACATAGCATAGTAGTCATCAGTTTGCATAAGGTAAGGATTATCCTGCAATTTAGCTGGTATAAACCTTCTTGTTATATATTTTGTTCCTGTGGGTGTAGAAATCTCTATGTTAAAAGCTGTATTTGGATCTATAGGATCCACAAACATCTCTTTAACCCACTGTGAACCAACATTACCTGGGTTACCTGTAGCCCTTATATAAACTGGTATGCTTGGATCAACTGATCTAAGTGACGATCTTAGAAAATTATAAATATCTGGCGAAGGATATTGTGGAAGTTCGTCTATTCCTATCCATGTGTATGATTGCCCTTGGTAACGTAATACGTCTGTCATGTTCTCTGCATAACCAAACTCTATTTTTGCTCCTGATGGGAATCTCCACTCTTTTTCTTGTTCTCTCCATTTTGCTCCTGGATATGCTCTTGAGTATAATCGTTGAGAATGATTAATCAAATCTCTTAACTCTGGCATAGTTCTACGAAGTAACAGACAACGATGATGTTCTTTATGACAGTACCGTAGAGGATCTATTAACATGGCATATGATTTACCACCACCTCTTGCACCCCCGTAAAATACTTCTCTTTCTGATGCTGCTAGAAAATCTCTTTGTGGACCTGGATTAGGTTTAAAGATAACGTTCTGATCAGACAGATGTTCCTTTATATTATCTGGAACTTTGTCTATTACGTCTTGGGTTATAAGTTGCTGTTCTTTTCCATCCAATACTTTGTCAATGGTTAACAATTTATCTTTGACATTTTTTGCATGGGTCTTAGCTGAACGTAGTGTTTGTTCTGCCTGTGCAACTTTTTTACGTGTTCTGGCTAACGCTTGTTTAGCCGACTGCTTGGCTTTGGTCTTTACTTTTTTCTTCGGCTTTGGAAGTGGAATCTCTGGTAACTCTTTTTCTAAGTCCGACATATGATATGTATCTTTTTGTTTTCGCTGATAACCAAATAGCAACCTCTCGGTATGAACATGTTTTTAAAAATTTCTTTGCTTCTTCTAGTGCTTGTAGTTCAGATTCTATTGGTTCAATATAATCTGTGTCTTCTGCTAGTTTATATCCAAAGGGGATAGTTCTAGCTTTTCGTTTAATCTTGAATTGGTGTGACAATTGATTCTTGTGGTTCTTCTTTTGCTGGTAATATAAACAAACCATGTTTTAAATTCATATTAACATCTAGTTGATCTTTCTTTACAATACCAATTCTATCTAGTATTTGTTTTGCTGCTTCCATTCTGATGCTAGCGTGTGGAGTTGTTCCATCTTCGTCTAACATGTTTACCATCTTAGTTGCTGCTTTTGCAGAATGTATAGCTAAATAGTTTTCTGCTCGTTTAACAATCTCGTCTTTTAAATTACGTAGAACTTTAGGATATGAATGTTCTGAGTAACCTGCTAATTCCCCCGCTCTTCTGGGGCTTCCCTGTGCTTCCCCGAACAAAGCGTCTAGAAACTTTTCCTGTGTATCGGTTAAGCTTTTTTTTTGAGTCTTTAGAATAGTAGAATCCATTATTTGCATTTATTAATTCCATGATCTCTTTGAATGGGAGATCTAGGGCTTTATCGTCTATTAGGTTATTTTTTCTTTTTAAGTTTTCCAAAGAATTCAGCTAGCGTTCTTGATTGTCCAAATTTAGTTTTAGCTCTACTAAATCTATCACCCTTGTCTGCAGAATCTATTTTGTTAGCTTTGCCTTTAGCTGCAAATTTAGATGCTTCTGATTTACCTGACTCTAATTCTGATTTTGTTTGAGTTGAGTAAGATTTACCTTTCCATAAGAAAGCTTTTTTACCTGAGTCTTTAGCAGATTTGAAAGCAGAACCAAATGGTCGAGCTTTACCCACGACAGATTTAGCTTTATCTCTATTATCTGCAGCTTTTGCAAACATAGAAGATTCTGAATATTTTTTCTTAGATTTAGTAGTACCTGGTCCAGATCTTGTTCCAGACCTCTCTGGGTATACTTTTTTCTTTTTCTTTACCTTGGATAAAAGGTGTTTTCCACCTGTTCCTTTTGCTGGCATAATTTTTATATCCTTTAATTATTAATAATTGTTAAACTTAAGGGGAATCCTAGGTGTTCCCAATATGTAGGTACAGTTTAGTGATGACCTCTTGTGCATGAATGCATGCTGTAATGTTTGTGTGTCCTTTTAAAGTGTACCTGATTCTATTATACACACGAATATCACTTTTGTCAAGTACTATTTTAAACTATTTATGGGGGTGCGACACTTTGGCTACACATTAGCATTGACAAAAGCGTAATATGAGTGTATAATAGTATTAACAATACTCAGGGGGGGTTTTATATATATATTATACTTAAATATCCATACCCCCTAGGGATACCCTAGTGTTTAACCACGAGATTCAAAGAATAATACTCCCCAGTATATAGCTCCAGGGTGGTTTACAGGGGATTCCTTGATTTTACCCCAATGCTATATATATCTAGTACGGGGGGGTGGGTGTCCCCTGCAACCCCCCCATGATAAAATCGGTATGTGCTGCAC